CTGTCTGAAATGGAGCAACCTTTAATCTGTTATTGTTAGAAAATTGAGGTCTCCAATCTGTTTGGTTTCCCCAGTGATCAGCAATATTATATACCTCAAATAGAGTTCTTTCCTGGTTTAGAAAGTCCTGAATTTTTTTATTCCATTGAGCCATTAGTCACTCCAAGTTAATCTTTCTGGTTGATATCTTTGTGCGTTTTTGATTATAGAAGGGGAATTTCCTGGATAAATTTGGTGAATAATAGCACCCGGATACTCTCCCTGAATTTGCTCTGCCAATTCATTTTTTGAGAGCATTTTACCTTCTACTTCAAGACGGTATAACTTACCTTCCCAGACAACATCGGCAAAGAAAGATTCTTGTGCCTGTTCTGGTTGGGAACCTCCTACATTAAGAGTTCCGTTAAAATCACCATTAATAGTGATGCTTTCTGAGAGAAATTGTTGAAAACTTTTCATGGTTCAGCACTTCCAGCGACGACGGGCTTTACATACGGGTTTATCTGGGGTCTTGGAGCAATCGATGTTATGCATGTCTTGCTGACCCTTAGAACGAGCACAGAAAGACTTCCTACGCTTCGCATCCTTACTGCCTGGTTTGGGGTCTCCAGTTACGGCAGTCTTCAACTTAGAACCTGGATTCTCACGACGATATGCTTTGACTGCAGCAGCACTCATACCATCAGTTTTATCTGACTTATTGACCTTCTGCCAATCTTCGCCAAACATTTTTGGACCTTTAGTTTTTCTTTCTGCTGCTGCTCTTTCACCTTCAGTAGCACCCTTTTGAGCGAGGTTTCTTACTTTTGCCGCACGTTGTTGCTTTCTATGTGCTTTTGGATCAATTGCCGCAGGCATTACACCTTCACCAAGTTCTGATCTCCAATCAGAAAATTGTTCAAATCTTACCTTTGATTTAATTTTTTTCTTTCCGTCAGGTGAAGGAATGAATTCTCCAGTTTCTGGTGTCTTCATATCTGCACTATCAATATCACCATCAATATCGGCATCAATACGTTTTGTTGCTTTTGTTGAGAGTTTTTTCAGATTACCACCACCAATTTTGGATTCAACCTCCTCCTTTTTCACGCAATTATTATAAGTTTTACCAAACATTTTTTTGGTTCCTTTCTTCTCATACCCTTTCCAACACTTTTGACCTTCATCAATAGATTGTCCACCTTTAATAGGTTCTGCTTCAACAATATCAATAAACTCATATTCAGTTGCCTTGAAATCGTCTCTCCAGTTAGAGAACTCGTATGATTCGGACTTATTACCCCAATTAGCAGCACCGACCTTACGGCACTTTACAAGTGCTCCTGAGGCGTATGCAGAAGGCCACACAGAATAACGTGACTTGACTTTATGATAGCAGGCATCTTTGGTACCACTACCCTTACTTTTTTTGTCTTTTGCTTCAGTAACTTCCATTTCTTCTTTGCGAGTCTTTCTATCAGTTTTTACCATAGTTGGTTTTGCTGCACCAGATTTTTGTGGTTGTCCTGGATCTTCTCTTCTTTTTGCTGCCTGAGCAGCAAGTCTTTCTTTCTTACTCATACTTGCTCTTTTTGCGGAAGAAACGCATTTGGGAGTTGCAGTTTCCCCCTTCTCTCTAGCACATGCATCACCATCCACTACATCAACCCAACCAGATTTTCCATCTTTAGATTTGGATTTACCAAACCAATCACGAAGTCCTTCTTCTTTTACATTCATCTTCTTTCTTCCTTGGCAATGTGCTTTCTGAGAGAACCCTTTTGGGTTATTGCAATCGATTGACTTTTTGTACTTTGCACTCCAACCTTCGGAGACGCCTCCGCCATTAGAACCCCCATCAGAGCCCCCATTCCCACTTCCATCGCCATTCTTGTGATTTCCATTCTCTGCAGTTTCGTCTTTTTCTTCTTCTTTTTCTTTACGCAACCAACCACCAAGACCTACACGATATCCAAGAGGAATTCGCTTACACTTTTTATCTTTATAGCAGTAGTAGTAACCCTGCTTACACTTCTTCATTTTTATTGTTTGCGTTATTATTATTTAGAAAACCTTGCTTCAGCATCTTTTGGAGTTCTGATGTTGATCCAACAAATACCGCATTGTTTGTCACATTATTTGTAGTTTTCTTTGTATCCGCTTCAACATCTTTAAGTTTCTTTTGAAGATCGATTAATTTATCAGTAGTGTCCGCAACGCTCTTAATCAATTGTCCCGCAACTTCATATGCCCTTGGACTGGATCCTTCTTCAGCAACCTCCATGATGCCATTAATAGCTTCTTGACCTTTTTCTATTAAAGAATATAAATTTGCACGAGTATATTCATAATCTTTTGTAATATCATCTCCTTTTGGTTTGATAATGTCTACATTTTTTGGTTTAGATTCGACAATATCACTCTCAGTATTCAGAGCTTTATCGATAGCATCATAATTTTCACTCATGATTATCAAATATCCTGTTGTTGTGTTGGACTATAGGTTTTAGCATCTTGGAAGAAATCCCAATTTTCATCAAACCCAAAATCATCCGAAGGTCCAATTAAAGGAACATCTACCGAATTAATTTGTCCGTCAGAATTTTTATCTTCCAACGCGCTGGGTGTAGCAGTATATCTCATCTCTCTTCTTGCAGTTTGAATATCAGTTCCAGAAGAAAGATCGACTTGAATCTTACGAATAAGACCTTCTGGATTATCCGCAATAGGACCAAAGAGAAATGTTTTGACGGTAAATCTTAATGTATATATTAACGCTCTTCTGGTTTGGAAAGATCCTTCGTAATCATCTTGGAAGTCGATACTATCTAAAACAACTGGAGTATCTCTTTTTTCTCCAATAGAATCAACTAAATCAAGAGTTAAATTAAATGATGGTTGAAAGAATGGTAATATCTGCTCAACAATTTGCAGTGCATCATCACTTAACTTACTAAAAATATTTAATTCAAATCCAATATTATATGGAACAGGCATAAAAACCTTCTTTATATTTGTTCCATCCGTTGCTTTAAAAGTTTGTGTGACTCCTGCTTTTCTGGATGAGTCATATTGAATGCTCGTCATTTCAAACGACATTCTTGGAAGACTAATCGCAACTGGTTTTGTTAGATCTTCTTGCTGTTGAATTTTTGCAAGAAATTTTTGCATTGGTCCATATGACAAACCAACTTTTTGTTGATTGGCAACAGCACCGCCCTTATCCAAATGCTTAATGTAAATGTTATTAAATAATGTTCCGAAAGATATGATATTCTTTCTAATTATTTCGTGATAAAAATAAGTTCCTAACATCAATATTCTCCAAATGGATTACTCTCAGTAAAATCAATTATTGAATCTGCTTCTGTTTCGATATTGTCATTAATATCATATTCATCTCCAGAAGAATCTTCATCATAAGATTTAACTATATATGTCGCTGAAGATGCAGAACCAACTACAGTCTCTCCGACATAGAATGTTCCTGTAATACTTCCAAGTTCCAAATACTTATTTGGATTTGTTCTGTCTTCTCCACCATTTCCTGTGAGATAATCAATATTAATATCTCTAATACGCGCAGTTGCACCTGAAGTCTGACCAGTTACAATTTCATTAAGGATGAATGTTCCTATACCAGTTGTAGAAACTCCAGTTATATTTACTGTTGGTGCTTGCGTATATCCAACACCCGTGTTTATAATTCTAAATCCAGTAACAGTTCCTGAAGAAACAACCGCCTCAGCACTTGCACCAGTGCCGCCACCTCCAGTTATTGTAACATCTGGAATGCTGTAATATCCTTTATTGTCTCCAGAATTTATAGTAAATGTACTAATTCCATTATTTCCTAAAGTAGCAGTTGCACTTGCACCACTTCCATTTCCACCAGTAATTGTAACAGTTGGAGTTTCAACATATCCAGACCCCGGATTAAGTATTCTTAATGAATCTATAGAATATACATTTGCCCTACTAGTTGTAATTGCAACTGCGGTTGCTGTACCAATTCCAGATGCTGGAGGTGATATAGTTACTGTAGGAGTACTTGTATACCCACTTCCATCGTCTGTCAATGTTAATTGGCGTACCATACCGGTACCTCCTATGCTTACACTTGCCGTTGCTCCTACCCCAACAGAGACAAGTGACATAGTAGTTATATATCCTTCATCTTCAATAACACTATCAATAAGATCTGAAGTTGTATCTATAGATTCTCCTTCATATTCATATAACTCGCATTGCAACTCATACACATAAGTTTTATTTAATTGATAAAATGGTTTTTCTGCCTCAACTCTTTTAATTTCAAACAATCTTTCTCCCAGAGGAAACCAAATTAAATCTCCTTCTGATGGTCTTACTGCCAAATATTTTTCTTGCCCCTCAATAAACCCTCTATCAATCGCCCAGTTTTGGCCACCTAAGTATGCACCAATAAAATCTTCAAATCTTTCTTTAGATATTACCAAATTAACTTCATTTTTAAGTCTTAATCCAAATTTTGTCATAATATCAGAATCTGGAGCATATCCATCATAATTAGTCATATATGCTTCAAGAACAAAATTATCTTGAAATGCAGAAGACTCTACTTCTTGAAGTATATTATCCGTCCTAAAAATTGATCTGGGCAAATAATGTACTTCTATACCAAATATTGTCAAATGTTCATTAATTAAATCTTGGAGAAGATTTTGCTCTCCAGTAGTACCTTGGAGAAAATATGGATTAAGTGCCATAACTAATTACCCAATAAGATCTAATGGTGGAAGTTCATATTCCGATGTCATTTTCTGTCTTATTGCCTCCAATTCTCTTTCACCATCTTCATAGAGTTGTCTTCCATTTAATTCAATTCCTCCCGGAAGTTTAACTCCATTAAATTTAATCAAGTTTTGTCCCCACTGCCTCTTCATAAGAGCAGTTAAATATTTTTTTACAAAAGTGTCATTATATACTTGTGTGAATGAGGCAGGATCGAGTGCTCTGTAGCAATCCAAAACTATGTAAGTTCCTTCTTTTTGAGATGCCCAATCTATATCTAGATATAATCTATCTTGTCTTTGATTAAATCTAACTTGCTTATCCGTTGTTAATAAATGGTCAATATCTGCCAGATAACTTTTTGTCATTGAATATTGTAAAAGTTCAACAGAATTGAAATAATATAGATCATTCAAAAATAGTTGATATTTTATGCTAAACATTCCACTAGATATTGAACTTGTATCAAATCTAAATATGTTCTCTATTCCAATTATAGAATCTGGAACTTGAATATAATTTGAATTTTCTTCAAAAGAAAATTGAGTAGTAACCCCAACACTGTGATTTACTGTTGTTGTTACAATACCAGTAACTCCGTCTTTTCCTGGTCCCTTACCCCTATTAATATCATCGGCAGTAATTTTATATTTCAAATACATTCTTTCGACACCATCAAAGTGCCTTTCATTAAAATATTGAATCGTATCATCAACCAAATCATCGATTTGATCGTCGTCAATATTAATTTCTAAAACTGGTGCTCCTAATTTTCTGAGGCAATAATCAATCAATCCTTGCCTAGTACTTGGTTTTGCCATCAGTAGAATCCCCCATCTATAAGTCCAGCAGTAAATGTTCCAACAACATCAACATCTTGTTGGAATGTTGATATTCCGGAAATTAATGCAGTATTTGCAACATTTAAAGTGGTAGATGTTACCAATCCAGAAAATCTGGCATCTCTCCACCTTTTTCCAACTATACCCAAATCATAAAGTCCATCATTATTTGGATTCAAATCAGATATAAATTCGCCAGAAACATTAATATCATCACTAGTAGAATCACCAATTCCAATTGTTCCGCCTCTAAAGGTGGCATTGCCTATGAATGTAGATACTCCAGCAACTCTTAAATTCTTACCAACATACAAATCTCCACCAGTAGTGGTTATACCACCTTCGGACGCCAGAGTAGCAATTCCAGTAATAGTAAGATTTTTTGCGACAAAATCACCATCTACTGTCAGTCTTTTGGTCCAAATACCGTCTTGACCACTGAGAGTAACACCTAAACCAACATAAATTAAATCACTATCGCCATCGACAGTAACTGTCCCTGTTCCAAATGTTGCTATTCCAGCAACACTTAAGTTTCCACTTATACCAACACCACCAGAAACAACAAGTGCTCCGGTGGTTGCATTATATGATTGAGTTAAATCACTTATTTTTACCTCATTATCAATGACACTCGTCATTATGAACTGTGAGGTGGGTTGATTCCATACTAGGAGTAACCCATCAATTTCTTTATAATCACTAATTACATCACTTAAATTAAGTAATTTAGAAACCGCAGATGTTTGCTGAGATAATACTCTAACTGCATTCTGGGGTCCTACTCTTGCTTTTATAGTAGGCATTACTTAGTTACTCCTCCCCTAACTATAACCGATCCTTCAACTGCTTTTGATGTGAGACCTGTTGCCGAAGTAGTTAATTTAACATCATAAACATATCTTCCAGGTTTTAATTGACTTGTCATTGAAGATCCCATGCTAATTAAAAACTTCCCACCCAATTCATCTACAAAAGCTCCGGTAAAATCATAAGAGGTTGAACTAGAGAAAGATTTTCTCAATTTTGCTTCGGGAATATTATAAGATGATAGGTCTAGAGGTTCATCTGTAAGAGAATTTTCTAACTCAAATGTAGTCTCAAAATCAAATCCCTGCTCAATAACAATATTTGATACATAAACTGCCATTATTCCGGGATCAATATACTTTTAAGTATTTATATGATGTTCAATTACCCGACATTTTTATTGACTAATTCTCTTAGTAATGATTTGATTTCATCAATGTCACTTTTTATTTTGTCCAATTCTTTTTTTCTAGAATCGCTAGTTTCTACTGAACGAACATAGTCGTTATAAGCGGTAGTATCTGTATTAATGATAGCACCGCTTTCATCATCTCTATAGAGATTTGTATGACCCTCTACTTTAATCATCTTATTGCAATAACTCTGAGGTCGCTCAATCTTGGTGGTTGTGCCTGGTTTTCTCCACTCATTATTATTTTGATTGTAAATCCAGTAAATAATCCCAAACCATTAGCGTTATACTCATACTCTACAAATTCATTTTCCAAACTAGATGGAATATCTATATCAGAATGTCCGGTATTCTTGGCAGGATCTATAACTTCAAGTCCATTTTGACTAGACCTTAAATTCTCATATCCGGGGAATAATTCAAACTTTTGCTCAACTTCACTAGAGTCTGCCCTAGTCAAACTATAAAGAACTCTAATATCAGCTGATTCATGTCTATAAGCAGATAAAATTACCTTCAAAGAAGTTGCAGGATTTGCCAGACTGACAGATTTGCTATAGTAAACTGCAGAGTGTGGATCTTCATATATTGAATTGACTCTATTATCTGCAGTAAAATCGGAAACTGGATTATTTAAACGACTACTAAAGAATTCTGTAAATGCCGTATTCAGATTCAATATTGGAGAAACATTTTTATCAGATGTATTAAAGTTAATCGCTGTTGTAAACGACTTATTTCTTGGTAGATTAGTTAAGTATTCATCCTGGTTAACTTCAGAACAAATCATTCTAGGATCTGGTAAGAAATTAAATGTATTCAACTGAATTGTTTGATATCCTTTATCCAAGAATGATTCTTGTGGATTGTTTGAAGATGCACCGACACTAGTTCCAGAAACTGTTCTAATTCTACCGTTTACAAATGTATCTGCAGATGGAGTTTGAATATCATAAGTAGGTCTCACTCCAGTATATAAAATATTTTCTTGTGCATATACGTTGTTTCCTCCTCCACTATTATTACCATTAAATGCAAGGGATGGTCTTATTAAAGTATCATTGGTTCTATCTAATCCATTTGTATTTCCGGTGTCAATATCAAAATAATACCCATCAATTCCAATTGGACCTTTAATTGAAGAGGTGACTCCATTAATTCTTCTTAAAGAAACTCCATTAAACTCATATTTTTGCACTATAGAACCTATATCATGAGTTTGTGCTTTCGTGCCATCAATTCCTCTACCATTTGTAGCAATAGTAATTTCTGAACCATTAACATTATTATATCCAATAATTTCATTACCAATCTTAAGATATCCTATATTGGTTCCATCAACTGGAAGACCTTCAAATGATGTAAGAGCAGCACCAGATGCAACTTCTAATGTTGAATCTGA